GATGCCCACGGATCTATTTAACGTGTTCGCAGGAAACAGAACCAAAATAACAAGGAAATAGAAACATGAACAAAGAACCGACGATAAAAAAGAATGGTGCAATCTCTTCAAACGTAGTGTTTGAAGCTGATGCAGCTATACAAACTGGAACGGTAACACAAGATGATCTTGCATTACCATTTCTTAAAATACTTGGTCAGTTATCTCCCGAAGTAAACAAGAGAGACGGCAAGTATGTTGAAGGGGCTGAACCTGGAATGATATACAATTCAGTAACAGGTGAACTCTTCAATGGTGAAAAAGGAGTCCAAGTGATTCCATGTTACTACAAACTCGAATACGTCGAGTGGAAAGATAGAGGAAAAGATGGATCAGGTGCTCCGGTCAATATTTATCCTTCATCAAGTGACATCATGACTAAAACAACTAGAGGCGGCGATTTCAAAGATAGATTACCTAACGGTAATTATATTGAAAAAACTGCACAACATTTTGTATTAGTCAACAGTGCTTCACCAACTACAGCGTTGATTGCTATGAAGTCTACTCAATTAAAAATTAGTAGAAAATGGAATAGCATGATGCAAAGTATTAAGATGCAAGGTAAAGACGGATTGTTTACACCAGCATCTTTTAGCCATCTTTATCAACTAAAAACCGTACAACAGTCTAACGACAAAGGTACATGGTTTGGTTGGGAAGTGAGCAAGATAGGTTCAATTCAGGATGCTGCATTGTATCAACAAGCTAGAAGTTTTTCTGAAAGCATTTCTAAAGGGGATGTTCAAGTTAAACATGGTGAAGATGATACAGCTAAAGCAACTGATGGGTCAGCTCACTATTAGAATTCCATTAGGAATTGTTGCAACTGGGGTGGTAAAGCGAGAGTGGACCCACCCCACAAAATATAAAGATGGAA